TGTTTTTGGAAGAAGATTTTTTTCAACATTTCTTTTAACTACATAAGCAATTTCAAGCTTTTGAATGTGGGTATGCTTTTTAAAATTACTTGGGTTATACACAATAAAAGTTCCATTAAATCTTGATTTCTTAATCTTCAAAGTGTTACTTCTTTTTCATAGCATCACCAACTGGTTCATAAGTCATTTCAAAAATATCAGGCTTGCAAGGATAAAATTCTCCTTTTACGCCTTTGATGATGTAGTCCCCGGGGCAAACAATGTGCCATCCCTCTAGTGTTTGGCAGTTCATATGAAGGGTCGCCCTATTCCCACAATCTTGACATATCCAATCTGTATCAGAATCTATTGGTGTTAGATTTGCTTGGGATAAAAAATTACTTACTTTATACGGTTCCCATTGTTCGGCTTCAATTACAACAGGTTTCTTTCTATACTTCATGTTTATATCACCCCCTTTTAAATGAACATGAAAAAAGCACCTGCATTTTTTTTGCAAGTGCCTTTTTTAATAAACTGCATCTTTTATATCATCATATATTGGAATTTTACCAATATCCCCTTCAACTGTAATCTTAACTTTTGCATCTTCATCAAAGAATAAAGATTCAAGAACACTATAAGCTGATAACAAACTATTTTCGGGGGGATGATATGTTCCGCCAATTGGTGGTGATTTTTTTAGAAGTTGATTAAATTCTCTTTGAAGCTTCTCATCATATTCACCATTCACTTCAATGATTGGAATTCCATCTTCCATGTAGCATTCGACAGTTGTTTCAATACCCAAATATTTCCCTAATGCAATTATTTTCCCCATCATGCCACCCCCTAATACAACGCTAAAATTCCATAAATCCAGGTTGCAAAATCTTCATCTTCCCATAGCTTGGTTGGATTAGTATAAGCATATTCAAATCCCATTGAAACTAACTCATAAGCCCTTCCACCATAGTCTTTTCCCATATATGGATTTAAGAATTTATCAAATCTTGATTTTTCATCATACCTATAATTTCCACCAAGCCATTTTAAATCTTCCCCAGCAGTTCTTCTTTCATAAAATATTTTTTCAGCTTCAAGAATGCCTGGAACAGCTTTTTCAAACCTATGACCTAATTCATGTAATGCAGTCTTAAGTTGTCCTTCTTCATCCCAACCGCTGATGGCAATTTCAGCACGTAAGTCTGAATAATAACCCCTATCAGCTTTCTTTACTATTAAATTACCTCTTGCAATAGATTCTTCAATCCAATCAGTAGGATAATAATCATAAGCTTCTTTAATAACCTTTCGCATGCGTGAGCTACCTTTATATAAATGACTATCAACATCTAAAGAGCCAATTCCAACTTCCCTAATTTCAGATAGCTTTTTCTTTAATTCTTCAGCATTTTCTTTCAGGGTTCCCCTATATTTTTCCCTTGCAAGTTTTAACTTATTTTCAAGTTCTGCTATCTTAGGTTGTAATTTTGTTTTGTTCCTCATTAACTCATCATATTTGATGTTTAATTCATCCATATCTTTAAGCCCAACTTCATCCGGGTCAATTAACCCCCGCTTCACTGCCCGTAACTTTGTAAGTTGCTTTTCAATTTCTTCAATTCCAGTATCTTTATATTCTTTTTCCAGTTTTTCAATTTCAGCTTTTAAATCAGCCCTTTTAATTTGAAGTTCGTTTTGAATCAATTTTCCAGCTTCTTTAATATCACTTTCTTTTATTATACCACCTTTTTGTTTAATTTTATCTTTTAAATCATTTAATAGTTTCTGTAATTTAGGATGACTATCTGTTACTTTAATTATATCATTATTACTGTGTATTAGTCCGCTAAAATGTTCTCTATAGTCTTTATACCACTTATCTAACATTGGATTACTGCCACCATCTATCCATGCCTTTAATTCGCCAGCTACAGTATCTAAATCCTTTGGAATATAAGGAATCATTGTGCACAAGCCATTCGGATGGTCTAGTGGTACGTTATTTTTAGGAAATACCTGCCCATGCCTTTCCATACAGACTTCGCAAGTTCTCCCATGTATCATAGCCGAATGCCATTGTATTCCCTCAACAAAAGGATTCATATTACTAGATTGTATACTTGCAGTTTGATATGCATGATTAATGCTAGTTCTAGCTAATCTCATGGCATTGTAGTCCACTCTTTTGTTTATTAGGTTTGGATATACCTTGCCCCAATCAGTTTCTCTTTTAGCAGGTTCTTTTACGAATTCTTCTAGGTCCTTGGCTAACTCTATAGCTGATTTCTTTTCAAGTAATCCCCTATTAACCATATATTGAATATCTTGACCAAATTCATTAGTATAATTCCATATCCTGTGGGATAGTGTTCTTTTATCTTTATACAAATTCCCTGAAATAATATCTTTAACAACTCTATCCTGCACTTGACTAAACATAGCGGTAAAATGGTCTCCTGGGTCTATGCCTGCAAGTTTAAAAGCCTTTGATAATATCTGTTGTTCTACCTCTGTTCCTATTTTTGCTGCCTTTGTTGTGTAGCCTTTAATCGATTTATTCAATTCCTTGGCTAATTCTTTTCTAGCCTTTTCAAGCTCTTTTAAATAATCTTTAACCCATCTTTTAGTTAGGCTTTTAGATTTAGACTTACTAGCCTTCTCTGCTAATTCCTTTATAACATCATCATAAAGCTGCAGTAATTCTCGTTGTTGCTGCAATGTTAATCTTGATACCCTTTTTCTTATTTCTTTTACTATTTTTTCGTATTCATTCATAAGGTAATCACCTATTCTTCAGGAGCAATATCATCTAATAAATCCCTAGTATAACTATCTTGCATCATCTGCTTTTCTAATTGTATCTGTTCTAGTTCACTATCTATATCTTCATACTCTCCCCATTTCTTCATATATGACTTTCTACTTCTTACCTCATGTACTACTTCCTCCATATCTAATCGTTTTATATCGTTTTCTTCTTCTTGGATTGGATAATATCTTTCAATATTTAAAATAGTCTCATATCTTGCTATCTTCCTAGCCCCATAAAGGTTATAAGTATCAATCATTCTAAAGATATAATCTACCATTTGTTCAAGTGCAGGTCCCCATTCGGTCCAATCCTCGTCACATACTGCCATAAGATTCCAATAAATAGCCTTCATTGATTTACCACTTTGAATAACCCCTCTTAACTGTTCTAAGTTCACATTAGGTATATCTAAGGTATCATACATATCATTTTTAATTCTTTCTACTGTATCGGCAAATTTATCTTTGTAGTTGAATTTACTTTCTAGTCTCTCAACCTTAGCTTGCCTGCCTTCAAATGCTTGTGCTTGGTCCGTCTGCAAATCAATTAAAGCCCCAGGTGCTATTTTTATATTCTTTAAACTTTCCTCTGCTGCATCAGTAAATACATCTTGTCCAAACATCTGAAATTTAAGTGCATCTATGTCATCACTAGTAAGCCTATTATAAGCATCTTGATTATGCCATAGGGCTTCTACATCAGACTTCCCTTCTGTTTCTCCTGTAAGCCCACCGTTAGTGACTATAATTACAGGTATAAAGTCTAATCCAGTATCATAGTTTTCGTATTCTACTGATACTATATTTCCCCTACCATCATGAGTAGTTTCATTAAGTATACACCTTCCATTGACAAGTTCCCAAACTTGCTTCTTTATTCTTTGATTAGCTGATTCTTCTTCATCGTTTAAGGCATAAAGAAAAACCACTTTCTCAAGCTGGTCCACATCGTCAATATTGTATTGAGGGAAAAATTCCATTGCAGGACTAAATATGATTTTAAGGCCTTTATCTTTATGGGCCCAAAGCTTTATGGCCACTTTCCCGCCAATACTGCAATCTTTTCTTGCTTTTAGTAGCTTGCTATGAAATTTGTTTTCTCTTAAAATTCTGTATAATAGGTCCTCTTTCTCCTGAGCCTGGTCTTGATATTTTGTAGAGTTTTTTTCATCAGCTTTTACTGGTCTAATATCAAAATAAGGTTCTCTACCAAACATAAACCTTGCTCTAGTATCAATAAGTTTCTTTATTAAATTCGTTATCTTCTTTGTAGGTCTATAATCAAGCCCATCTGGGGTTGGCCATTCCTGTTCTCCATCATAAATCTTGTACCATTTTATTATTTCACTAACCTTTTGCAATTGGTCACCGTATAGCCCTTGTAACTCTACCTTTAATAGTTCGTTATAGTCTATCAAACTATTCTCGCCCCCTTCCCGCTGTAGTTCTTTGTCCTTCGCTCAATAAACTCGTCCTCATACGCATATCGAAGAGCGTCAATCAGATGGTTGTCTTTGTCAACAGGTACCGGCAACACGTTTCCATTTTTATCCTCTTTCCATCTATATTTCATCAATTCATTTTTCGTATTTTGACACTTTACGTCCACAACAATAGTATGCTGCTGCAACCACTGTATTCCATGATTAACGCTATCTTTGCCCTTCTTGGCACCGATGGCATTAACTCCATGCTGCCGCAGTTCCTTAATACTTTTTGGCTCTGCACTGTCACATACAACTAACTGATTACCGATTATCTTTTTAACCTCTGCCGCAAGTACGTCATTAGTAAGCCACGGCATATATAGTTCATCAAGCACATATATTGTCTTTTTCTTCCTGTCATAATGCGTGTGTATTAAAGCCGATGGGTCTTCCGCAAAACCAAAGTCCAACCCGTTGCGGTAGTTATCGGCAATATCTCTAAGCCAAGATAAATCTTCAACTCTCCAGTTTTTGAATATAACAGCGCCCAGAACACCCCAATTGCCTAGAGTGTAAACCTCATAAAAGTACTTGTCTGTTTCATCCTCCAGGGCCCTAATATCTTGTTCAGTGAGAAACCTGTTGTCCTTATACGTTGTTTTGAGAATTAACAATTTATCGTCTTTGTATTTTCTCTTACTATCATCCCAGACGTTAAGGAAAAATTCTTTATATATCCAATGTTCCTGCAAAATCGGGTTAAATGACATTATCAGTCGTTTACTAACCTTTGACCTACCACGCAGTCTTTTTGTAAGTTGTTTATATGCATTATAATCTATTTCCGTTGCTTCCTCAATCCATATATCTGTTATAACACCTTTGGCCGGTGTGATGGACTTTATCTTTTCAGGGTCGTCCAACCCACAAAACAAAATCTGATAGCCATTGAAGCAGGTTATTGTAAACTCGGATTTCTGCACAGTAAAAAAGCTATTCAGCCCCATATCGCTAATAGCTTTGATTATCTCATTATATACTGAGCCTCTAATAGTTTTGGCTACATTTCTTATAACTAAATAGTTTCTGCCGCCTTTCATTAAGTCAAGAACTGTGCGTTGTGCTAAAAACACCGATTTGCCTGAAGATGAGCCACCGTAAAATATCTGTGTCGGAGTGTCATCGAAAAGGTATGGGATGTAAACCTCGTTAAATATCTTAGTGCTTACATTTAACCTAACCTTCCTTTTCTTCCTCGTTTCCGTGTTCATCTTCATCCACCAGCCTTATGTCTACCTCGACATCATGGTCGAACTTGCCCTCCACGTTATAATGGCTCAATTCCTTCCATTTTCCGCCGCTTCGATTGACTAGGTAGAATTTTTGAGCAAGCACATTGCCGGAAATTGCTGACACAAACAGCGCATCCTCCACTAAATCAAGCCTTATTTTTTTAGCCTCATCAACTTCCTTTGCAAACTCAGGGTCTGCGATTCTTGCTTTCCTATACGTTGAGGTGTCAATACCCATAGCATCGCAAATGTTTACTATTGTATTTCCATTGGCTACTAAATTAATAAACAACTGTTTTTTCCTTTCTGTAAACTTACGCCTCGGTGCCATCACTCAACACCTGCCTCTTTAATAGCCCTTTTAATCAGCTCCTTAATATGCGGAGCACTCTCCCTTGCTACCTTGCCGCTTTTAAACGGTATTCTGATGACCGCACAAGCTTTATCACGAACCACTAAAAACGAAACAAGCTCATCCTTTTCGTCAACCATTGCTTTTGCTATTTCCTTTGCTATTGTTAATGTCAACTGATTAATTTTTGCTAGTCTTTTTTGTTCATCATCCTTTGTCTTTATATCTTCTGCCGATAGTCTAGGGAATAGTTGTGATGTAGGATACCTAAATAAGTCAATCTTTTCTGGGTTTAACTTGTGTTGTCGTACCTTTTTAATAATTTCTCCCTTTGATATATCACCTTTTATCAGGTTCAGATTGTTTACAAGGTTGAATTCTTCTTCCTTATCCATATTTCTTTCTATAACAACAGCCTTAACCGTGTCATGACCAAGCGCTTTCCAAGCTCTAACCCTGTGATGGCCTGCTATGATACGATACTTTTCTCCATCCTTAACAACAACCGGCAGCTCTACCATGCCCCACTTCTGCAACTCTTTTTTCAGTCGCTCAAATACCATAGAATCTTCTTTATTGGCCGACAACTCGTTTTCGTTCAATCTATTTATGTCAATTTCAATGATTTCTCCATTCAAAATGCTCCCCTCCCTTTAACATCCAGCGAATAGTCGTGGTTATAATCACCTGCTACGTACTCATCCCATATGCCTGCTATCAAATTTGTAAAATTCGGGTCCTTGTTGTATCTAGCTTTAAGCCTATCCTGCATCAAGGCCAGATATTTATCATAGTTCCTCATTGCCTCAATGCATAGTTCCACAGCCTCACCCTCGTTTGTATAAATAAGCGGCCAATCCTCTCCCATAAATGTTTTCATCCATGGCTTCTTTCTTATAACGGGGACAACGCCAAGTTCCAGTAATTCAAGGTACCCTAGCGGTTGCCCTTCAACCTCGGATGTAATCAAAAGCACCTTTGCATTGCCTGCTTCTTTTCGGTACTCCTGTGAATCAAGTCCTATATAAACCCTAGGGAATGTCTCTTTTATGTGTGTCAATAACCTTCTCCTTGACGCACTTATTGTTGGAATAAAAAACTCTACATCTATTCCTCTACCCGACAGTATGGCCATTATTTTAGCCGCTATGTCCGGCTTTTTGATGTTGTTCCACCTTCCACTCCATACCACTTTATCCGCTTTCTCCTGCATACCGTCTAAAGGCTCATACTTCCATAAAACCAGCCGCCTTATTTTTTTGTTGGAGTTCGGACATACTCTAAATAACCTTTTGTCGGCCAATTCATATTCAGTATCATTATCCAATACAACAGCATGAACATTTGGCATATTGCCCACCATCCACCAAAACATACTTTCCTCATATCCTTCAACAGGAAATTCTGCCACTCCTTTTTCTGGTACTTTTGGAGAAACGTAAACTATCGGCTTATCTCTCAAAGTTATGCCGCTATTACCATGGGTTAGCATATATGTTAGCATAACCGCTGTCATTCCACCGGTAATGATTATGTCGGCGTCTTCTAAAACATTTTCATGGTATGCAGCTAAAACAACCTGTCTGTACCGGGCAACAAGAGAATGGTCATCTTCTTTATCAACTGTCACTTTATACGTTTCCCCGGCAAATGTCCTCCAGTTTGCCGCATTGGTGACAAGCAGATTCGTGCAATTCCAAGGTACCTGCTTAACAAGACTCGAAAAAAGAGAAACCAGACTTTCGTTTTCCTTGTTTCCAGCTGCAATCCATACTATTTTATTCGGTGTCCGCATATTGCCTCTCTCCTTTTATGCCATGCCCAGGCATCCCGGCATGCTTCCTCTAGGCTTCTTCTTGGCTTAAACCCCAGCTGACTGGCAGCCTTTCTTATATCGGCGTAACTTTCAGCAATATCGCCTGCCCGCCGACCGGCAATAACATAAGAAACATTAACGCCGACAGTCTTCTGAAATGTTTTCACCAAGTCTAAAACACTGCAACCTTTACCTGAGCCTACGTTATATACTTTAAATCCGGGTGCACATACCAGCTTTTCTAGTGCTAAAACATGTATTTCTGCCAAATCCATTACATGAACATAATCCCTGACACAAGTACCATCATATGTAGGGTAATCATCGCCATAGATAGTAAGCTTTTCTTTCTTGCCTGCTGCAACTGCAACTATATGGTCTAATAAACTCTCTGCCTTGTCGGTAAACTTCTTTCCACCAACAGGGTTAAAATAGCGCAGTACAATAATGTTCCAGCTATTGTCGGAAACATAAAGGTCATGCAATATATCCTCAATCATTTGCTTGCTTCTTCCGTATGGATTCAAAGGAATTCCACGGTATTCTTCACTTACTGCTCCGGTACCGCTATTGCCATATACCGCAGCTGACGAACTAAAAACCAGCTTCTTTACTCCATACTCCTGCATTATTTCAAGTAAAACAACCGTACCTGCTACATTGTTTCTATAATACTTCAACGGTTCTTTAACTGATTCAGGAGCCACTTTGTATCCTGCTAAATGAACAACTGCATCGATGTTATTCTCGTTAAAAATCCGGCTCATTACCTTCCGGTCTGCTATATCTGAATAATAAAACTTCACGTCTTTACCGTTTAATGCTTCCGCTTTGCTATTTGTAAAGTTATCAACAGCAAAAACAAAATAGCCTGCTTTAATCAGGACATCACATACGTAACTGCCGATATAACCGGCAGCTCCTGTAACAAGTATGTTTCTCATATATTCTTTGCCCTTCCTCTAAAAGAAAAACCACATCCTTTCGATGTGGCTTTTCTTAAATATTCTTTTTTTAATCATCCAGCATGCTCATTTGCTTGAAAATATCTACCACCTCAAATACTCCTGAGCTATGCACCTTATCTCTTATCCACTTCCAGTCCTTCTCCTGAACTAGCCGGCCTATTTCCCTATGCTGGGAATAGTGGCCACTCAGGAGCGTGATTCCTTGCCCCATCCTCTTCCCCTCATAGGTGTGGCTGTCTGCCATCACCTTGGGGATACCAGTCCATGGCGTGCGGTCAACCTTTCTCAGACCGCCTATTATTTCATCCTTTAACTTGTACCACGTATAAAACACGTTAAGGGCACGTGGAGGCAACCATATGCCGTATTTATTAGCAATTGCCCAAATCTCTGGCTTACGGTTTCGGGCCGCATATACTGCCTCGTCTTCCAAGTCACAGAACCTGTCAGCAAGCCCTTGCCCGTGGTGCGTTTCCCTTGCACACAGGGCTTCGAAGTCGAAGCGGTTAATCTCATCCATAGCTTCCTTTAATTCTTCTTCAGGAGGAAATACATCCTCGAACAGTCCGCAAATCAAGAGGGATTTCATTGTAGACTTGCTCAGTCTACGTGAAGCCTCTCTCAATCCTTCCGGCCATCCGATTCTAAGGGATTTTACCACTACCGACTTCCATAGGCTTTCGCTATAGCCATCAATCATTCTTGGAGCTTTATGGGGTGTGAACATTTATATCACCCCCATTTCTTTAAGGGATACATATTCCTCATCCCCAACGATTATGTGGTCCAGAATTTTTATTCCTATAATCTCACCAGCTTCTATCAATCTGTAAGTTACTTCAATGTCTTCATTGCTGGGCTTTGGGTCACCACTTGGGTGGTTGTGAAAGCATATAATAGATGCTGCGTTATGAAGTATTGCTGGTTTGAATACTTCTCGTGGATGGATTATGGAAG